GAAGCAGTTGAATTTGATTCAACCGATACAACAATCACTTCAAAAGAAATTGATGTTGTAAAAATTGCTGGCGCAAACAAAGTATCTGTTGAACTTCTAGACAGATCAGACCCAAGTTACCTAGACACCCTCTTAAGAGAACTAGCTGCATCATGGGCTCAAAAAGCAGATGCATACGCATTCTCAATTGCAGTAGGTGCACCAGGAACTTCAACTGGTGGAACACTATACGCAGCAATTGCAGATGGTATTGCAGATTCATACGGCGTACTACGCAAGACTCCTAACAGATTCCTTGCAGACACCGGAAACTTTGCTGAATTGTTAGCAGCAGTAGATGGTTCACAAAGACCACTATTTGCAGCAGCAATGCCACAAAATGCAGCAGGTCTAATGACCCAAGGTTCAACAGCAGGAACAATCGCAGGATTGGGATTAGTTGTTGATCCAAACATTGACACAGGTACAGGCGTTAAAGGCGTTGTTTATTCAAGCGATGCTGCAACCATGTACAAGTCAAGTGCATTCCAACTTCGCACCAATGTTGTTTCAACAGGTGAGGTCGAGATTGGAATTTATGGTTACGTGGCTGCGTGCAGCAAGTATCCAACTGCGTTCCGTAATTTGACTGTTGCTTAATTAGCGACCAAAGAGTTGCCTGGCAGGTTAGACCCCTGTCCTGCCAGGTAACACCACACGAAAGGTAAGACATGGCATCAATCATCACACCAGCAGAATTAAGAGCTGCACTAAACGGAGTTTCGTCAACCCTTTACAGTGATGCCACTTTGACTGAGATAATTGATACTGCCGAATCGGTTGTCGGCAACTTATTAGTTAAATGGAACGCACCAATTGACAAACATTATTCAGAGAGTGCAACACTAAGCACATTGCATACAACTAAACCACACAAATTTTACAAAACACAAACAGTTGCAATTGAGGGTGTTGAAGCACACATTAACGGCAACAAAACAATTGCAGAAATCGTTGATGACTTTACATTTAAGATTACAACTACAAGCGCACCAGTACACACTGATTGGCGCAATGTCATACCTAACGGACTTGCAGCTGAAAACGATTTGTCACAATACGCAGATGTTGCACCAGTTGAATCAGCAGTTTTAACAGTTTCATTGGACGTATTCAAAGCACGCACATCAGCCGGATCAACACAACAAGGCCTTGATTTTGTTCCACAACCTTACATTTTAGGCCGTACAATCCAAAACAGAATTGTTGGAATGCTTGGCGCTTACATTGATGTTGAGGCGTTAATCGGATGACATTAGCAACACTTCGCGCAGCACTTAAAACCCAAATCACATCAAACAGCGTTTATTCAGTTGTTGACTTTGGTGCAGAATTTGTTACAACCCCAAGCATCATGATTTTGTCAGCTGATCCATGGCTTGAACCAGTAACCATTGGAAACAACAAAGCATGGCGCGTCAGATACATACTTGAATTAGTTGCAGCACCAAACACAAACCCTGGTGCATTAGTACAACTAGAAACAATGGTTGCAACTGTGCTTCCATTGATTCCCACATCTTGGCAGATACTCTCAGTTTCCAGCCCAAGGATACGGCAAGCGAATACCAGCGATGTGTATTCGGTTGAAGTGTCAATTACTACAATATACAATCCATAAGAAAGGATAAACAAAAATGGCCACATCAGTATTAACAGGCAGACAAGTTGCCTGCACCTACAAAGCAGTAAACTATGATGACCAAATTACCAGTGCAACTGTTACATTAGATGATCCAAACGGAACTGTTCAAACCTTGAATGGATTAGTTGATTATGTAATTGACAAAGAAGTCGGATCAGTAACCCTTGAAATTCTCCAAGACTGGGGCGTTGCAAGTGGATTCTGTGACACACTTTGGACAGATGCAGACACAGCACCAACAACAGCAGTTGCAATGACCTTAACAATTAACACAAAAGTTATGACATTAAGTGTTATTCCAAAGCGCCCAGATTTCGGTGGCGCTGCACCGGATGCATTAACTGTTTCAGTTACAATGCCAATCCGATCAGTATCAATAGCGTAACTATCGAACAGGGGTCACCTAATGTTTAAGATACAAATAGAATGGAAACTTGCAGATGGAAAGTCTTTTGAAGAATGGACTATTCCATGGGAGATTGCACAAGCTGAGAAAGAAACTGGCACAACTTTCTTGGAACTATTCAAACGAGAATTGCCACCAAGCATTGAACAACAATTCTGGCTTGCCTATCAAATGCAAAAACGACTCAGTGATAAACCAGTTGGTCGCTTTGAAGATTGGCGATCAAGCGTTGTTCACATCAATTCAAAGGATTTTGCAACAACAAATTTTACCAAGCCGGAAGCATCGAAAGAAGTTTGATAGAACTGGCCGTCATTTCGCGCCAGCCATTGTCAGAGTTCAAAACGCTTTCGGCCGAGCAGGTATCAACAATTGCAGATGTGGTGAATAGATATCATGGCGGCTAAACCATTTCAAATTAAAATTGCTGACAAAGACATTTTGGCTATTCTTAAAACTTTTAGCAAGATGGATGAGATAGCAAAAACAGATATGAAAAAAGCAGCTAATGACATTGCTACTGTTGCAGCATCTGCTGTTGGCTCAGCTCTACAAGCAACACCACAAGGCCAAGCGATTGCCAGAACAATCAGAGTTTCAAAATCAAGTAAGTCACCAGTTATTACTATTGGTGGGGGAACTTCTAAACTTAAATCAGGAACACCAGTAGGTGAGATTCTTATTGGTACAGAATTTGGTGCTTACAACAACATAAAACGAGAACGCAAATCCGGAACTTATGTTGGGCTTAGACAATTTGACAAGAGGTCACCACGCGAGGGCAGAGGTAATGCTGGATACTTTATCTTTCCAACACTTAAAGCACTTCAACCTTACATAACACAACAATGGGTTGAGCAAGTTGATAGAATAAGACGTGAGTGGAAAAGTAGGGTTGCATAATGGCTGACATTAGAACATTGAAGTTAGAGTTGCTTGCTGATACAGCGCAATTCTCAACTGGCTTAAATAAAGCAACAACTGAAACACAATCATTCACAGGCAAAATTGACAAGATTGTTGCAACTGCTGCCAAAGCATTCTTAGGCCTTGCAACAGCAGTTGGAACAGCAGCATTTGCAATTGGTGTCTCAGCTGTTAAAGCAGCCATTGAAGATGAAAAAGCCCAGGTTAGCCTGGCTCAAACTTTACGCAATACAACCAAAGCAACAGATCAACAAATCGCAGCAACCGAAGATTATATTGATGCCACAGCTAGAGCCACAGGTGTTGCTGATGATCAATTAAGACCATCATTGGACAGGCTTGTTAGATCAACACAAGATGTAACCAAAGCACAAAAACTTCAACAACTTGCATTAGATATTGCAGCAGGTACAGGTAAAGACTTAGCAGCAGTTACAGAAGCACTTGGCAAAGCCTACGATGGCAACCTTGGTGCTTTAAAAAGAATTGGTGTTCCACTTGATGAGAACATTGTTAAAACAAAAGACTTTGATGGTGCAGTTAAAGCATTGTCTGAAACATTTGCAGGTCAGGCTGCAGCAGCAGCTGAAACATTTGCTGGAAGAATGCAAAGGGTTCAAATTGCAGTAGATGAAGCCAGAGAACAAATTGGATTTGCTTTATTACCTTTCATGGAAAAACTTGCAAAGTTCACAACAGATAATCTTGTGCCTGCACTTGAGGGCTTAGTTAATGGATTGACTAGAAGTGGCAAACAAGGATTAACAAAAGCATTCTATGATGCCGGAACTGGTGCAGTAACTTTTGGTTATGACATGGAATCTACTGAGGGTTCAGCATATTTACTTGGTGAGCAGTTAAGAGACTTAGGTGATGCAATTGGTAGGTTATTGCAAATTGATCCTACAACTGGTGAAAGTTCACTGATTAAGTTAATTGATTCATTCACAACACTTATTGGAAAGATTGAATCAGCAATCGGAGCATACGAAAGATTCAAAGAATCATTTATTGGTGGTGCATTGATAGACATTTCAACTGCACCAATCAGAGCAGCAGGACAATTGGCAGCAGGTAACCCTAGAGGCGCAGTTACTGTTGTGAATAACTTTGGTGCAATTAATTCAAAGGCTCAAGCAAACACAGT